TTCTGACGCGGATCGTCGTCGTGATCAAACAAGAACAATTTCTGACGCGGATCGCAGATTACTGGAGATCGCGGATCGTCGTCGTGATCAAACAAGAACAATTTCTGACGTGGATCGCAGATTACTGGAGATGATGCTAGATGAGTCTGGCAGAACAATTTCTGACGCGGATCGCCGCCGTGCGATGGGAAGAATGACGCGTTCTGGAGGTGGCACAGCTGAATCGACAATGTCCGATGATGAAAAACGCAGCTTCATCGTTGATGTTCAAGGAATCGGTGCGAATACTGCCGCCGGGTTGTCCGGTGACGCTTTGAAAAAGGCTTATGAGAAAGCTCTTCGTGACGCTGAAAAAGACAACAAGCGCGGCATGGGCGGCGCTATGGTCGATGAACTGGGCTACATGCGCGGTGGTATGACCGAAGAGAAGCGCGGCCCAATCAAATACGCAGTTGGCGGAGCAATTAAAGGCAAAAATTTTAAAGGCAGCTTTTAAGAATGGCTGACCCAACGACGTTTGCCTATTCTTTACTAAAGAGTATACAAGGTCGCATAGAATTAACCCAGGACTCAATCCTCCATGGGGGCCCGAAAGACATGGAGTCTTACAAACATCTCGTGGGAGAATTACAGGGATTAGAGTTCGCAGAACGGGAGATCAAAGATCTCCTGCAATCCACGGAGGAAGAATGACCAAAACTTTATACGTTCCAGACCACGTACTAGAGTCCCAGAAAGCCCCGAAAGCCGAATCGTCTGCATACATAGATAAAAGTGAGAAAGTACTCGACCCCTCTCTTGTAAGTAAGAACCTTAAAGAGAGACTGCCGCAGCCCACAGGCTGGCGTTTACTTGTGATGCCTTACATGGGCAAAGCTGCCACCGAAGGTGGTATCCTTATTCCTGATGCAGTTAGAGATCGTGAAGCGTTGGCGACAGTTGTTGCCTACGTTCTAAAGGTAGGTCCTCTGGCTTATCAGGATTCGTCTAAATTTGGTGACGATGAAGATCGCAATTGGTGCAACGAGGGCGATTGGGTGTGTATTGGAAGATACGCAGGATCTAGGTTTAAGATCGATGGTGGGGAAGTCCGCGTCATTAACGATGATGAGGTCATTGCCACAATTCTAGAGCCCGACGACATTAAACACGTTTAGAAAGAAGAAATTAACCATGGAGAAAAGCCATGCCTACTGAGTCTGATATTGATGTTGGAGATTCCGAAGAGAATTCGGTTGATGTAAATGTTTCCGAAGAGTCGGAGGAAAAACCGGCTGAAGAAGTAAGCGTACAGCCGGAAACGGATGACGAACTAGATGAATACAGTTCTGGTGTTAAGAGCCGTATCAACGAATTAACCAAAAAATATCGTGAAGAAGAGCGTCAGAAGCAGACAGCTGTTCAGTTTGCTGAGAACGTTCGTAAAGAGAACGAGTCCCTCAAACAGCGTATGGAATCCTTGGACAGGGGTTACATGGAGCAGTTCGACGGACGAGTAACTTCCGAGATTGAGTCTGCTAAACGTATTCTTAAAGAAGCCCACGAAACGGGTGATGTTGATGCGATTGTTAACGCTCAAGAGTCTTTAGCGGATCTAACGGTTCAAAAGACCAACTCTAGAGTTGCTAGAGAGAAACCCGAAGGGCAGGAAATATCCCAAGCAGAAGCTCCGGCGGCTGCTCCGGCTCCGGCTCCGGCCCCAGACCCAAAAGCAGAGAGATGGGCGCAAGACAACGATTGGTTCGGTCAAGACGAAGTTATGACATATGGTGCTTTTGGCATCCATCGTCGCATGGTGGAAGATGAGGGGTTTGACCCATCTTCTGATGAATACTACACTGAACTTGATAGTAGACTTAGAAACGAGTTTCCAAACAAGTTTGATTCTAAGGCTAGATCGACCGGGGGAAGAAAAGTTGCGTCGGCTGAATCTTCCGCATCCCGCAAAAAGAGTGGACGGAAAACTGTGCGGTTAACCCCATCTCAGGTAGCTATAGCTAAGAAGCTTAACGTGCCTCTTGATGAATATGCAAAATACGTGAAGTGAGGGAATAGCCATGAATACTGAGAACACATCTCGCCAAAAGTCTACAAGAACGCCGAGAGCCAACCAAAATCGTGCAGGGCAAGCACGCAGGCAACCTTGGAAGCCCCCGTCCATGTTGGACGCACCACCCGCTCCAGATGGTTACAAGCATCGATGGATCAGGTCCGAAGTAATGGGTTTTGATGACCGCAAAAACGTAGCAGCACGATCTCGAGAGGGATGGGAACTGGTACGTGGTGAAGAATACCCTGACTTTGAGGTCCCGACCGTTGAAGATGGTAAACATGCTGGTGTAATAGGCGTAGGTGGTCTTTTACTTGCAAGGATTCCTCTTGAGATTGTTGAAGAACGCGACGAACATTTTCGTGGCATGACACGCAATCAAATGGCCGCTGTTGATAACGACTTAGCTCGTGAGCAGCATCCGGCAATGCCTATCAATAATCCTGATAGGCAATCTCGTGTAACTTTTGGAGGTCCTCAAAACGAGGACTAGGAGATAGAAAATGGCTAACAGTAATGGAAGCTTTGGTCTTCGTCCCATCTCTAAGCTAGGTGGCGGAACCAATTCCACTGGCCTTACGGGATATACTCCTTACGAAATCGCTAACGGTAACACTGACAAAATTTACCATGGGCAATTGGTTATTCCTCTTGCTTCAGGGTTTATCGACCACACGGCTAACGCTGCCGGTGGTACAGTCAGTCATCTGGGCGTATTTCAGGGATGTGAGTATGTCTCTAGTGTCACTGGAAAAACTACGTTTAGTAACTACTGGCCCGGATCCGGAGCGGATAGTAACCACCCCGTAAAGGCCTTTATCAACGATGACCCAAATCAGTTGTATTTAATTGCATCTGATGCGTCTCTGACAAGTAAGGCAAATGCGCGTGCAAGTGTCTTCCTGAACGCGAATCTTTCTACGGGCATCACGGGAACTGACGCTACTGGCGTTTCTTTGGGTCGTCTGGCTGTTAGTACGCTGGCAACTACCAATTCGTTGGCGCTTCGCGTCATGGGTTGGCAGGAAGATCCTGAGAACGAGGATTTTGAAGCCGCTGGCATCGGCGTAATTGTTAGGTTGAATAACTCGTTTAATGCACCTACTGGGTCCATTGCTTCGGGTACACCTTCAACCACTGGCGTATAGGAGAGGATTGAAAAATGGCTATTAGCAGAGCCCAACTAGCGAAAGAGCTAGAGCCCGGTCTCAACGCCCTTTTCGGCCTTGAGTATGCCCGGTATGACGATGAAGCTTCTGAGATTTATGATACTGAATCTTCGGAGCGTGCGTTTGAGGAAGAAGTGATGCTTTCAGGCTTCGGGTCAGCACCCGTTAAGCAAGAAGGTTCAGCTATTACCTTTGACGATGCCCAAGAAGCGTATACGGCACGGTACACTCATGAGACCATCGCGCTTGCTTTCTCCATTACGGAAGAAGCAATCGAGGATAATCTTTATGATCGCCTTGCCTCTCGCTATACGAAAGCTTTGGCACGCAGCATGGCCAACACCAAACAGGTGAAGGGTGCAGCTACGCTGAACAACGCTTTTGATAGCACGTTCGCTGGCGGCGATGGTAAGGAGCTTTGCGCTACTGACCATCCTCTGGTGAATAATGGTTCGCTTCGTAATGAGCCCAGCACTGATGCTGACCTGAACGAAACCAGCCTTGAGAATGCTCTTATTGACATTGCAGCTTTTGTTGATGAGCGCGGCCTTAAAGTCTCGGTTCGTGGACAGAAGTTGATTATCCCCCCCGCACTTCAGTTTGTGGCGGATCGTCTTCTTGAGTCTACTCTTCGCCCAGGTTCTGCGGACAACGATGTTAACGCAATGCGTAACATGGGTATGCTCCCGCAGGGTTATGTTGTTAACCACTATCTGACAGACACGGATGCGTTCTTCATTAAGACGGACGCTCCTCGCGGTTTCGTTCACTTTGAGCGTATGCCGATGTCTACGAAGATGGAGGGCGACTTTGATACAGGCAATGTTCGGTTCAAAGCCCGTGAGCGTTACAGCTACGGTTACTCTGATCCTCGTTGCGTGTACGGATCCAAAGGCGCATAAGACTACGGGGGAGAGGAGACTCTCCCCCGACTTATTTCTGGGAATCATAGCCCTAGCGACTGTCCCAGCAGACGCTTACGAAGACTCTAGGGCCAATCTCTCGTAAGGAGGAAGCCGCATGGCTAATACAACTTTTAATGGTCCCGTTCGCTCAGAGAACGGTTTTGAGGTAATCAACGTAGCCGCCGTAACGGGCGCAGAAACCACTGTTTTTGATGTTGCCTCTACAGGTATTGTTACGGACAAATACGTCAAGCATGTTGGTTTTGCCACGGGCGTTACCGTAAACAGCACAGCGGGTGACAGCCCCGCAATTGGCGAGTTTACTCAGCCGGCTAACACCGTAATCACCGACATCAAGATTTTATGTGTTACCGCTCCAGTTATTGGAACGGGAGATATTGGTTATGAGGTTGGAACGTCTACCTCTGGCGCACAGATCGTAGCGGCTGTAACGGATGAAATCCTTGACGGTGGAACCACTGTCGTTGTCGGCAACGTGACAACTACTAC